AAACTGCGGGAACCACTCGTCATATCCCTGGTCAGGGCCAACTGAAGTCTGCGCGTTGCCCGCGCCTTTGATTGACCACTGGCCGCCGTGGAAGTGCAGAGCATTGTTCTGCTCTGCTTGTGAGAACGGATGAGTCGCGTAACCGTGAAAGAGATGCACGCCGGAAGCGAGCGCGATCATCTGGACGCCGTCCCACTCTCCCTCGCCCATGATGTTGATGGCGTAGCGCGAGTTGTCAGGAGCGATGGTGCTTAGCGCCTGGTCTCCGGAGCCAAGCACATAGCCGAAAGCCACGGGGAGCTTGCGGCTTGCGTGCGAGGCGAAGTTGGGATTGAGTGCCATTTAGAAGGGCCTCGCAGGGTTGTATGCTGCCGCTGGCGGCGGTTGCGCGACCTGGACAGACGACGGTGTGAGGTTGGAGCTATCCCACTGGATGACGACGCCCTGGAAGCGCTCGATCGAGCTGCAGCTGCCCAACGTCTGATCGCACGGTGTCGATGATGTGGATCCGCACTGCATGGACCCAAACGAAAGACCGCAAGTCACGTCGATGTTGTACGAGGGAGCATTGACCGCGCTCCAATTGCCGAATCCCTCGATCGAGAGGTCCATCGTGGCATCGTCCAGGTCGACGTCGCTGACGTTGCCCATAAAGGTGAACAGTGGCACCTCGGCCCCCGGATCCCACAGCCAAAAGAAGATGAATGCGCCGATGAACTCGTTCTCGCTCAGCGCCAGGGCGGAGTTACGCTCGACCGTATTGCCCGAGATGTTCTCGACAGCGATCGACGCAGTATCAGTCTGCGTCGAGCCGTAGAAGTTGAACTTGGATCCGCCCTGCAGCCTGCCGGCATACGTGAAGGTGTTTGTGGTGCCGCTCAGGATCGACGGCATGTTCGCAACATCCTTCTCGGCCCACAGATAAATGTTCCCGCTCACCGTGTATATCTCGAGCAAGCTGATAGGAGAAACGCCACCAGCGGCCGCGAAGGGAAGAGTGGCGGCTGGGGCCTCGCCGTCTTCAATACGCACGATGATCGGGTTTTGATATTCGGGGGTTGCCATTTAGACCATCACCTGTATCCCGCCATAGGCAATGCCGGTTCCGGTAGAAGCCACGTTCTTGGTTCCACGCGCGATGATCTTCACCCTATGAGAGTCGAGCGGCATCGCGGGCATGGTGAGCGTGACCTGGTAAAAGCCAGTGGTCGGTGTGACGGGAATCAGGTCTCCGCCCAGCGAACCGGGAAAGTGGATTGTTGGATCACTGACGATCGTCTCTCCAGTAGACAACTGATTGACTGTGAGCATAGGAGCCGCGAGCGTCCCGGCCCCAGTGGGGGCGAGTGTTTGATAGCCAAAGAGCTGAACGGCGGTTCCAGCGTATAAATCAAGTCCTTCAACCGATAGGGTGCCATCGACATACACATCGCAGAGGCCGAGGTTGTTCGCCATGCGCAAGTTGAGCTGGAAGCCCCAGCCAACGTACTGCACCTGCACAAAGTCGGTCGACGCGGGTGTCGCATCGTACAGCTCATAGCTCGCTGGCCCATAAGGCATCGTGTAGGAAGGGTTTGGCTGGAGCACCCAGCCGCCCTGGGTGGATGGGGTCTGTTTGTAAAAATCGTCGACCGCAAAGATGTTCCGGCCCCAGTCTCCAAAGTCGCTCGGGTAGGTCAGCATCCTGGCCTGGGGAATCTCTTCGAAGATCAGGTTCTGGCAGTTGTACTTCGCGTTCTGCATCTGGGTTGGGTTCGGCTCCGTCGTGAAGCGGCCAACGTGATGGCGGCCGCCGCCGTCGTAGTCGATCACGGTGAAATAGCCACTCTTGCCGATCTCATAAAACTGTTTCAGCCGCAGCATCGTCGTCCACGGCCGCAGCATGAAGCTCATCGGGAAGGCATAGCCAGAGTTCGCGTTGTCGCGCTGGTACCAGCTGCCGAGGCGCGTCTTCGCAAGCAGCGAGTTCGCGTTCGTCTTCCGCGTGAAGCCATAGCTCGGGTTTGGGTTATCGCCCAGCGCCGGCCAGTAACCCGTCTGCGGATTCAGGATGTCTGTCTCAGCCACCGATGCCGTCCCCCGCATATTGCGCGTTGTAGTTGTTCTGCTCCTTGGTGATCATCTTTGCGCCGCCGCCGCGCAGCCAGCTCGTCATCGTCTTCGTGTCGAGCGTGTGTATGTGGTAGTGCTGATCGCCGCCGCTGCTGCTCGGCATCGCGGATCCGCGCGCTGTGCTGCCAAGATAGGCACCGGCAACGTCTGAGGCGGACGCGCCGGCGTTCATCGCGGCGAGTGCCGGGCCGTGAACCGCGCTCGCGCCGGGCGTCATCACGGTCTCGCCCATCGCAGCGTGAATGAAGCCTTCGTTGTCGCTGGTAGCGAAGCTTCCGAAGCCGCTGATCGTGCCGCCCGTGTGGAACTGCATCGCGGACATCTGTGTGAATTGGCGGCCGCCCTCCGCGGAGTTCGAGATCATCGAGTCCGCTTTCTGGACCTCCTTCTTCATGTAGTTGTCGTTTACCCAGTTGGCTGCGTCGCTGCCGAAGTGCGCGCGCATATAGCTCATGGCCTGGCCGCTGGTCTGGTCGACTGAGTTGATGGCCGACTGGAAGTCTCCATAGTTGGAGTTCGTCGCGGCCGCATTGAGCGTGGGGAAGACGCTCTTGTTGTAGTAATCGCGCGCAGCCAGCTTGCCGCCTTCGCCGCCGATCATCCCAATAAGGCCGGCCGCCGCGCCAACGGCCGCACCGACACCAGCGCCGATCGCCGCGCCCTCCGGTCCCGCCAGGCCGCCGATCGCAGCGCCCGCAGAGGCATCGCCCAGCGCGCCCTGCAGCACGTTGCCGCTCTCGTATGCCTTGACGGTGCTCTGCTCCGCCTGAAAGGCTCCCATGCCAGCGCCGATCGCGCCCGGGATCTGCGAAACCGCGCCTGCAATCGTTGGGTCGCCGAAGCCGCCGATGCTTGCCAGTGTCGGGCTTACGCCAGGCGCTGGCGCGTCCGGGATCGTGTCCGTAAATGCGTGCTCGTCCGTTGTCAGACCGCTTGGAGCACCAGCCCCACCGCCGAGACCGGGGATGTTCGCCACGGTCTGCGCCAGCGAACCAACGCCGCTAAGCGTGCTGCCAAAGCTGCTGCCTCCGGCGCTGCTCGTACCTCCGCTAGAGATCGTACCGCCGCCGCTTGCGCCGCCGCCGCTCGTTCCAGAGGTGCTCCCATAGGTTGTCTGCTGAGGCGATCCATTGAACGCGCCGCCAGCTCCATGAGTCAGCCTTGAAATAAGGCCGCCAGTTCCGGACGCGACGCTTCCGGCACCTGCCGCCGCGCCTGCTCCGCCACCGCCAGGCTGCAACGCACCCATCTTATTGCCGAAGAGCGCCTGGAAGCCGTCCATCTGCATCACCCAGCTTGCGACGATCTCGAAGAACATCTTCTCCATCGCGCTCTTGATGTAGTCGACGGGGTGAGCGAATGCCTGTTGCAGGTCGCCAGCGATCTGGTGCTGCATCTGAAGGTTCTGCTGCTCAATCTGTGCGTTGGCCGTGCGATCGATCTCGACCTTCCGCGCTGCGATTTGCTCCTGCGTCGCGCCTTGCTTGGCGGCCTGCTCTTCCATCCTGGCAGTGCGCCGCTCGTCCTCGGCGTTGATGTCTGCGATGCCGTTCTTGTAGGCAGCAACCCAGCCGAGGATGCCTTCTTCCTTTACACGCTTCTCCGCGTCGGCCGCCTGCTGGGCGTATTGCAGATCCTCAGCGTTGTTTTGCTCGGCCAGCTCGGCACGTTTGCGGTTCGCATCCGCCGTGATGCCCGATTGCGCGGACGATAGAGATGCACGCTGTGATGGGCTTGCAACGTCGTTCCCGTTGCTGTCCTTGTATGCCGCGTCGTACGCCTTCCGCAGCAGCTCAGTTGCGCGTTGTGCCTCTGCCTCGATCTTTGCCAGGCCGCCCAGCTCTGCCTCGGTGCGGGTCTGCGTAGAGGCGAGTTGTGCGGAGGTGAAGTTGTCGCTCAGCTCCTTTAGCTTCTGGTCCTCCTCGGTCTTGGCGGCGATGCGCAGTTGCGCGGCGGCCGCCGGATCGAGCGATCGATCGCTATTGATCTGATCGAGCCGGTTGCCGAAGTCCGCCGTAACTCGCCCCGCACCGGTAAGACCGCTCTGCGATGCCGTGCGCTGCGCCTGCTGCGCGTCGTGCCACTGCTTCTCCAATCGCTCGCTGCGCTCGTCATCGAGCCTGGCGGCGAAGGCTGCGGTCTCGGCGAGGATCTGCTGCTCGCCTTTGCCTTGCGACTGCAGCTGCGCAGTGATCTCGCGGATGCCGTCAGAGCGCTTCTGCTCGTAAAGGGCATCCCCTTCGAGCCCAGCCTGAACGGTCTCGTCCTGCGCCTTCATCACGGCGAGCGATGCCTCGCGGCCAAGCACGATCTTTTGCGCGTTCGCCTCCTGGTCGGCCTGCGAGTCCTTCATGCGCTGCTCCGTGGCACCGGCATCACCAGGCGAGACGTTCCCGTAGAACATCTCCTCCTTGCGGTTGAAGCTGCGGTTCTCCGCATCGATCTGCTTCTTCTTCGCTGCCTCGGCGTTGATCTTCTGCAGCCCGACGAGAGAGCCATCGAGCGCATGATTCAAATCGATCTGCGCAAGCGCTTGTTCGTGCGCCTGGTCGAGATTGACCTTCCCGAGCTTGATCATGTCGCCCTGCGCCTGCGTGCCAAGCTCCATAACCTGCTTGCCCGCGATCAGCATCGCGAGAGCCTGCGCCGGGTTGCTGAAAGATTGGAGACCGTTACTCTGAAGGGCGTTTGCCGATGAGAGCGCGGTGGTGGCGTTACCCGTCGCGTCTCCGCTGCGCCGCCGCGTGGTCTCGATGCTTCGGGTGTTGGCGATGTCTTCCTGTGCCGTCTTCTTTAGCGTCTCGTAGAACTTGTCGGCCTCGGCGTTCAGGCTGATGTACTGGTTGTAGAGTTTGTAGGCACCCTCGCCTACCTTCGCGAAGACCTCGATCGCCGCGATTCCCGCGAGCCCACCCACAACTCCATTGATCGCACTCGAAAGCCCCGACATGCGCGAGATCATCGATTCGAGAGCGCGCGGCAGCCGAAGCCCGAACTCCTGCGAGAGCAACCGCACAGCATCAAGACTCGTAGTCGTGTGCCCACCGAGCTGCTGCACAGACGTTCCGGCCTTCTGGAAGGCAACGTTCGCGTTCGTGCCCGTCTGCGCCTGGGCAGAGTCGACGACGATCGAGATGGTTACGGCAGTCGGCATCAGTTGCCCTTCCCAGCGAACTTGGTGCGGCAGTGTGGGCACTGCGTCATGTGCCGGCTATCCAGCCGTTTGCCGCAGCCAGGGCATGGCGGATGGTCGCCTTCGAACATGTTCTTCGCGCGGCGCACCATGTCCAGGCCCAGTACCTCGGCGTGCGTCAGCGTGTCGGCCGGATAGGTCACACCGCACTCGATCGCGGTGGCCATCCCAAGAAGGTACGTCGCCCGCGTGTAGTAGCCGGGCGAGAGCGTGCGTTGCGGCAGATCGTCTTCAAGCCGCTGGATGTCCTCGCGGTTGCCACGCTCGAAGACCGGTGCGCAACTGTCCTGCAGATACGACTCCTCGAAGATCTCCCGCAGCGCCGTGCGCAGCCCGTCCATGTCACTCTCGACGCGGAAGGCTGCGCACGGCATGGACAGGACACTCATTCGCCATCCTCTTCGTTCGTGGCCAGCGACGTGGTGTCCTGCGGCTGGAAGAGCTGCTGCGCGGCCATGACCTTATGCAGCATGTCCATGTGCTTCACGATTGCCTCGCGGTCAGTCGTGAGCGGTTGGCCGTCGATGCTGTAGCCATCGACGGAGATCACCAGCTCGTCGTAGAGCGCCGCCAGCAGCGGGTAGCTTGCCCGATAGATCGTCTTGCCAGTGCGCGACCCGCCGATGACGATGGAACGGCTGTTCTCATTCGCGAAGCGCTTGTGCTGCTTCTCTGTGGGTGTCTGCAGCGTGTGTTTCAGTCCGTTCAACTGCACCATCGTGGTCCGCGTCGCGCCTTCTTCGTCCACATGCTTGATCGCGCCAAAGGTGGCGTCGAGATAGACCACTTCGCCCTCGGGGTAGATGGTGAACTCGGCTTCGGGATGCGGCTGTGAGGCGCGCACATCGCTCAGCGCGTCGCCTAGGCGCTGGCGATGGCTCAGCGGAATCTTCCGCTGCCAGTCAGTCAGATCGGTCAGGTTTGTTCCGCCGTCCACCTTGTAGCCCTCTGCACCGACCAGGACCGACTCGGCGAGTGGGATACGTGGCGAGGCGAAGTCGATCGTCTTGATGACGCTCTTGCCGTCCTGCTCGGAGACGATGACGATGGCATCGAAGTAGGCCAGCCAGTCGGCGTCCTTGAGGCGGCGGCAGTGCAACGTATAGGCGCGGCCGCGATCATTCAGGATGATGATCCGCGGCTGGATGAGGTCGAAGGCGTAAGGCGAAGTTTGAGACATGGATTTCCCTCTTTTGTGTGGTTTGGAATTTTGGCTGCTGCTCAGGTTGAGGGAACCTGTCGTGCGGTCAAGCCCCGCGAAGTGGTGCGGCGCTCGGATGGCTGCGAAGCGGTGCTGCCATCTTGCTGCTGAGAGACGTTCTTTAGGCCGCGACCTTCTGCGGCGTCGTGCCTGCAACCTTCTCCATCCACTCCATGCAATCGACGCGCAGCTCAGTCCAGCAGGTGCGGCAGAAGTGGAAGACGATCTTGCGATGCACTTGAGTTGTGCCCTGCGCCGTGGTGTGGGAGCACTTTGAGCAGATCACCATGCGGCCAGGCTTCTTCGCGCGGAATTCTCGCCGGCCGCTGACGCTCGGGATAAGACGAATTGAAATACTCACATTGGGCATTGCCATCGGGACACCTCTGAGAAAAAGACGCCGCATGGCTCTCACCCCCTGCGGCGGGAGAAAAGCTTAGGCCGGGACCAGATACGCCGGGGTGTTGTTGATGACGAACGCGCTGATCGCTGCCTGCGCGCCCACCTGGATGCAGCTCTCTTCGTCGAAGCTGAGCTGCCACATCACCTTGTTCTCGTTGTTGCCCAGCTTGTTCGCCTTGACCGTCGCGGACGGGAAGTTGAACCCGAGCTGGTAGGTATTCGCGGGATTGGTTGCACAGGTGATAGAGAGCGCGGTGCCGTTCTCGAACCAGCCGTTTACATCGTCTGCCGCAAGCGCGGCGATCTGCACATCGATCGAGAACTTGCTCACGCCGCTTTCGACCGAACCTGCAAACAATCCATCGCCTGAGCACTTGAATGCAGCCGAGCCGCGATCGACCTTGATGGACAGGCTCTTTTGACGGCCGCTGAACGGCACTGCCGCGCCCGCCGCTGGCGTAATGGTGATGGTGAAGTCCGAGCCGAGCAGGTAGTTCACTGCTGCCAGCGCGGGGATCGCCGCGACCATAGCGCCCGGTATCCAGCGGCCGGTTCCGACCATGTCAAGCGAGGCCATGATGGAGCCGCGCTCCGGCACGTCGAGCGACAGCGTCTTCGCTGCCATGTCCGGCATCTTGAACTGAACTGCCTGGGTCTCCACGCAGTAGAGCGTGGTGCAGGGCATCGTAGCGTTGATCGGCGGGATGGTGAAGGTGTGGGTATAGAGCGGTCCAGCTCCGGTTACAACCTCCTGGCCGAAGACGAGCGCGAGCATCCAACCCGCGAGCCACGCGTCCAGTTCGTCCTTCAGAGTGCCCTTGGTGTCCCAAGCTGTCGTCTGGCTGTTGGTCGCGAACTCGGTGCCCTTGCCGACAGTCTCCTTGTCCGTGCGCAGCGTCCGGTCCTTCTCAAAGACGCTCGACATGTCGAAGCGCTGCTGCGTGGTGAACTGGGCATCCGCCAGCACGCCGCCGTATGCAGCCTGCTGGTTCGGGCTCAGCACAAGGTACCGTGCGGACTGTTTCTGCATCGTGATTGCTGGCATTTAGGTCTCCTTCTCAAATTCAGGGTGAGTGCCGGGTACGATCTCCACCAGCTTGTCGCCGGTCAAAGGGTGTGCGGAGTGCTGCAGCATGTAGTCCCACTCGTACTTGGCAACGCGCGTCGTTTGGCCCGGCAGCAGGACCACTGCGGTACGGCCGTTGATCTGCACCGGGTGGCCTTGCGCCTGGTCGAGGCCGGCTTGGGTCAACTGCACATGCACGAAGTCGTTGTTCATCGTCGTTACTCCTCCACCGTCTGCGCGCTCTGCTCGGCGCTGGACATCTGATACCCCGCAGCGTTGACACCCGGGAACTGAGCGATGCCTTCTACTTCGATCGCAACCGCATACGCGGTACCGACGCCCGCGACTTCGACTGGCTCGGTGCCGACCCACGCGATAGGCTCGGACTGTTCGCCGCCGACCAGCGAGATCCGCGCGCCGGCCAGGATGTTCTTCACCTTGTCCGCGAGCGCAGCAGAGGCCATCGCCTGGTCCGCGAGGACCGCCGTAAGGCTCTGGTCCGCGCACGTCACCATGTAGCGCTGCACGGCGTTGTAGCTGAGGCGCTGCGCGTCCCCGAAGTTGCCGGCCTTCTCGCCGGCGTAGAAGACGCGGATCGAGGGCGGCGTCATGATCAGCTCGCCATCCGCGTTGAAGTCTGCGTTCGAGATTGACTGCACATCGACGCCATTGAGCTGGTCCGTGAGGAGCTGCTGCAGCGTCTGCCAGACCAGCAGCGTTGCGAAGGTGCCCTGGAGGTTCATGGGAGCCGCGCTCATGCCGTCACCCCTTGCGCGGTCACAACCAGGCCCGAGCTCCGAACGCTGACCACCTTGCCGACGCGAACCATCTTGCCTGCCAGGTATGCTTCGAAGCCTTCCATGATGCGAGCAGGATCCTCCGGCCGGAAGACAAGGTACGGACGCGCCGGAATGTTCTGGTGACGGCCGTTCTTGGCTGCACGGCCTGCGATACGTGCCTGCGCACCGATGCTTCCGCCGACCCGATCTGCAGAGCCGAACTGCTGCACGGCCGCGTACACCAGGTTGGTGCCAATGTTGAGCGCGTTGCCGGATACCTGATAGGAGATCGAGCCAAACAACCGCCCGGAGAGAATCAGCAGTTTATGGCCGCTGGTGTAAGCCTTCTTCTTCAGAGTGGAGGCCGCAAGCTTCGGCCAGGATCCAGCCGGCGAACCTTGGTCACGGAACGTGCGCGCGATCGAGGCGCGCATCAGCTCGCCCGCGACGCGCAACATCAGCGGCACGTCCGCGACGGCTATGCGCGCTTCGTCGAGGCCAGCGAGCACAGTGCGATTGTCGGTTTTGATGACGACGCCGGCCATTAGACGAACCCTTCCATGTTGCAATCGGTGAAGCGCAGCTCGTTGCGCTGCGGCTTCACCGGGCCGGCCGTAGTCGACTGCGGCACGGGTGATCCTGCAGGCTGGTCGAGCACGGCCTTACCGGAAGCGATGTCCTTCAGCGACGCCATCGCGTCTTCATACCGCTGTCGCACCGTCTCCGGCATCTGCCCAGGGCGGCGCGAATAGAGCAGGTAGACGGCGATATCCCGCGCGATCGTCGTCGCCGTGTCACAGGGCTGCAGCGGCGTCGTATAGCGGCTGCGGACGTAGCTGTCGACCTTGCCGCTGGCTTCCTCCAGAACGCCGCTCACCACAGTCTCACTCGGCTGGCCAGTCTTGGCGTCGTCGGTGAGTTGGGTGAGCTGCTGCAGGGTCATCCGCTGCAGCAGATCGTTCTGGGTGATGTAGGGCATGGGTGAGGTTTACTTTCCCGTCTCTGCGATCTCGATGCGGATCGCCTCGATCATGCTTGCCTTGGCGATCGATGGCTTGAGTGTCAAATCCAACTTCTCAGCAGCGTAGATGACGAGCTCGTCCTTGGTGAACGTTTCGAGGTCGACGACGTCGTCTGTCTCTGCGACCAGGAGCGGCTTGACGTGCCCGCTGCTCGTCAGCATGACGCCGTCTTTCGCGCTCAGCTCTACGACTGAGCCGCGCGGGTGAATCTTGTCTGTCTTTACCGGGTGGACCACTTCGTACTTCGCCATCGTGATTACTCCTCGCTTTGGGAGTCGAGGCGCGGATCGTATAGACTCCGCGCCCCGCTCGCTTCAAACAACCGCCGCCGTGTTTCCTTTTAGTAGTTCGCTACCGGTGCGGGGATGGCCACGATGGCCGGTGCCGCGACCGTGTTGGTGAAGGTGTAGAGCGTCTCCGGTGCCGTAATGCGGATGTCCCAGTACCAGTCGGTCGAGACCAGGGTGGTCTTCGAGCTGAGTGGGTACTGCGGTTCGACAATCACTCCGTAGCCGTCGACGGTCTGCGAAGCGGCCGTCCACACAAAGGTCTTCACCGCAGAGAGATCGTTCTGGCTCGTCACATCCTGCGCATAGGCGAGGATGGCCGACTGACCCCACACGAAGCTGCCCACGTTGTTCTTGTCCACCTGGAATGCAGAGGCGACGACAGTCTTGATGCCGAACACGGTCGACAGATCGTCGAGCGTTATCGCGCCCTTCACGGTGTACTTGAAGCGGTCGATGATAACCGGATGGTTCTGCAGCGCGACGAACGTGGCGTCCGAGATGATGAGCACGTTTGCAAGCACGCCGGACTGCCGGACGACGGCCTTTGCCGCTTCGACATTCTCGATCGGTTGCGAGGTGCCCGCAATACCGCCCGCATACTGGTCCCAGCAAGCCGCGCCGGCAAGCGCCAGGGTGTTGGGCGTATTCGCGGGATTCAACAGCAGGCTCGCGAGATAGACCTCGCGGTCGAGCAGAAGCTTGTCCATCACATTCTGGGTCGCCTTCGCGATCTCGCTGAAGCCGAAGCCAAGACCATACTGCTCCGTCTCGAAC